CCCCCCGAGGGGTCGTGCTTTCGCAATTTTTGATTCCTGAAACGTAATAACAGCGCGGTTTCCAGCGGTATCAATTACTTATGTGCAGGAAAGGGTAAATTTTAGACTCAGTATGGGCAGAAATCCCACTTTTACTGTAAGTTATTGATAGGAAACGGGTAAAAACGATGACAAAACCATCCCGCCGGGTGCTTGTAGACTTCGACGGAGTCCTGATGCAGCGTGGCCGAGGGCGAAAAGGCCCGGAGGTTGACGGTGCGCTTCGATCAATGAAGGCGCTCAAGAGCCTGGGCTACGAGGTGATGATTCACACAACCCGTGCGACAAATGGGCAAGAAGGTATCGACACGGTGGCTGGCTGGCTGGACAAGCGGGGGATTCCTTATGACGGGATCACGGCTGAAAAGCTGGATGCCAAGTATTACATTGATGACAAGGCCATTGCGTTCAAAGGGCGATGGTCAGATGTGCTGAATCAGATAGGGAGGTGACGCATCATGGCAACAGGTAACAAGGCAGATGCCCGAGGCGGGCGAAGAGCAGGGGCTGGAAGGCCCAAGGAAACACTGAGTGTCAGGCAGGTCAATGCCATGCTCCGCGCCGCGAGGAAACGGGCTCGACGCGAGAAGAGGACAATCGATGAAATCCTGCTCGACATAATTTACGAGAAGGATGCCGCAGCGCGTGATGTGCTGCCGGCGATTAAATTGTGGAAGGAATATACGATAGCGAAGCTGGCCGAGGGTGGCGAAACTGACAAAAAAGCCGATGGTCCTGCGGTCTATTTACCGGAGCAACGACCTTCTTTAGAGGTCATTGATGGGGGCAAGTGACGGCATGGCTCCCGCACCCTGGAGCGCAGGAGGAATTTTTACGCCGATCTGAATTTGAGGTTCTGTTTGGCGGCGCAGCAGGGCCGGGTAAGACCGATTGCCTGGTTGCGGGGATGACGCGGGATATTGAGCATCCCAAGTATCACGGGCTGATTCTCAGGCGGACTTTCCCGCAGCTACAGGAGATTATCGACCGCTGTCACAACCTGTACCCGCAGATGGGCGGGACTTACCGGGCGACCGACAAGCGGTGGTTGTTCCCGTCAGGCGCCAAGATCGACCTCGGTCATATGCAGCATGAGGCCGACAAGTACAATTACCAGGGCAAGGAGTTCCACAGGATCGGGTTCGATGAGGTGACGCAATTTAGCGACACCCAGTACACCTATATGTTCTCCCGAGCCCGCACCACTGATCCGGGCATTACGCCGCAGATTTTGTCTACGACCAATCCGGGCGGTATCGGACATTACTGGGTCAAGGACCGCTTTGTGGCCCCGGCGGAATCGCTGAGAACTATCGTTGACCCAAAAACGGGTCTGACGCGAGTATTCGTACCAGCGACTATTGAGGACAACCCGTCGCTGTTCGACAATGACCCTGCATATCTTGCCCGCCTTGATGCGCTGCCGGAAGTGGAGCGGATGCGTCTCAGGCATGGAATCTGGGATGCGTTTGAAGGGCAGGTGTTCCCAGAACTGTCGCAGATGGTTCACGGTTGCGAGGACTTCGATATCCCTCCCGAGTGGGAGAAATTCTGTTTATTTGACTGGGGCTATTCCAAGCCCTTTTCGGTGGGTTGGTACGCGCTGGATTATGACGGGGTTTTGTACCGTTACCGCGAGTGGTACGGGTGCCGACGCGAGGAGCATGATGAAACAGACGGTGCTGATACCGGGCTGAAAATGCCCGCTTTTGAGGTCGCCAAGGGCATTCTGGATCGTGAGGCTGGCGAGACAATTCGGATACGGATTGCAGACCCTTCGATCTGGCACAAGCGTCCTGACTCACGCAAGAAGGAATCACGCGGTCCGACCATCCATGAAGATATGTGCGCCGAGGGTGCATATTTCAACAAGGCTGACAATGACCGTCTGCAAGGCAAATTACAGGTCCATAAGCGTTTCAAACTGGATGAAGAAATAGATACGGATACCGGAGAGGTTTTATCCGACCGCCCGATGTTGCAGGTATTCAACTCCTGCAAGGGGTTCTGGCGCACGATGCTGCAACTTCGTGAGGACCAGCGAAATCCCGAAGATGTGGACACCGATCAGGAGGATCATATCTACGACGAGTTCCGTTATATGTGCATGGCTCGCCCGATCCGCCCGAAAAAGGTGGTGCGGATACCACCTGGCAGTTTCCACGCAGAACGCAAACGATTAATTAATGCCAAGAAATACGCGAGGCGCCACGGGGTCTCGCTTGATGTGGCATACAGCAGGGTTCGTTGATGGCAAAAGAAATTCAGAAAACCTGGGAAGAACGCATCACGCGGGCTAAGAAAATACGCAAAGAATGGTTCGACCAGTTCCGCGTAGGACTGGGGCGAGATTATTTTGAGGGCAAGCAGAACCCAGGTTACCCCCCGGAAGAATGGATCACGATCAACAAGATTTACGCGCACCTCATGGCTGAGTTGCCGAGCCTGTATTCAGTTGATCCGTACTTTTATGTGAAACTAAAGAAATCCTTTGATACCAATGCTGAGAACATTGCCGTCATGGAGGGCAAGGGGCGCATCCGTCAGGCGATGCTGAACTATCTCAAAGGTGAGATTGGCCTGAAGTCAAAAGCTCGCCTCGGGATAATGGACAGTCATTTTTCCTACGGGGTGCTGAAAGTAAGACGCGCATCAGACCAGCAGGTACATCCTCAAGCCGGCGAGGAAATACAAGACGAGGACGGGAACGCCATGCCCGATCCAGAAACGGGCGAGCCACAGGTTTACCCGAAGACCCTGCCGGTTAATGAACGCTATGAATTAGACCGCATTCATCCAGACGATATTCTCTGGGATGAAGATGCCGGTCCCCTGGAAGACTCATGGGGCTGGGTAGCCCAGCATATCCAACTGTCCAAGACCGAGGCTCTGGGCAACCCGCATTACCGAACCACTGTTGTTCAGGCTATGCAGGGCAAGGATCGTAATGTCGGTGACAAGTCCAAAAGGACTGTAGTACGCTCCAAGGCGTTTGGGAAGAAAAAGCGAGACAAGAAAAACAAATCGAATGACGATATGTTGCTTGATTTTTGGGAAATTTACGACATCAAAACACGCGAGTGGCTGACTGTTGGCGAGGATGCCGATGACCTTGTAGCAAAGCCGAAACCTTTGCCGGCGGGGATTGAGAAGCACCCGTTTTCGTTTTTGCGGTTCACGTTACGGGACAACTCTCCGTACCCGATACCTCCTGTTTCCCCTGCTTTAGACCCGCAGAAAGAATACTGTTTATCGCGTTCCAGAATACTGACCCATCGCAAACGGTTTAACCGCAAGTACGAGGTGGATGTCAACAAGCTTGTCGATCCAGAGACAGATTTATCGAAGATCGAGAACGGTGACGATGGCACCATTGTTTCGGTGAACGCTCTTGGCGCTGTAAACCCGATTAAGGATGCGCCACTGGATCAGGCCAGTTACCTGGAATTAGGAGCCCTGAACAATGACCTTGTTGAGGTTATGGGCACAGGTGGAACTGCGCGGGGTGTTGCCGATGCAGACTCCGCAACGGAAGCCAGCCTGATCGACAAGCGTCTTGATATTCGTGAGGGTGACAAACTGAGTATGGTCGTTGACTGGGCTACAGAGGTAGCCAAGAAACTCGACCAACTTGTACAGGTGTACATCGATGCCGCCGAGGCGGTGAGAGTCACCGGCCCTGAAGGTGAGCAGTGGGTTCAGATTACGAAGGCCGATTACGAAGATATAGCCGGCGAGTATGAGTACGCGGTTAACCTTGGTGCTTCACGGCCACGATTGCCAGAGATTGAACGCTCGCAATGGATTGCGTTCATGTCCCAGGTGGTTATCCCGTTCCCGCACATCCTGACAAAACCGTCAGTGATGAAGCGCATGGCCGAAATGTTCCATATCGAGGACGATGCGGCACTGGAGGAATTTCGCCAGCTTGGTGAGGCAATTCTGGAAGGCTCTATGCCGATGCCTGGAAATCAGGGTGGCGGTGGCGGTGAGGTAAACCCGGTTGCGGCGATCCTTGGTAAGGCGTTAGGCAACCAGGGTGGAACCAACAACGGCGGCGGTGCGCCCACGGTGAACCAGTAATGCCGACCTACGACTATCGCTGCGAGACTTGCGGTGAGGTAACGACAGCTTTGCGAAAGATTGATGATCGGGAGAATGCTCCCGAATGTCACGGACTTATGAAGCAGATTATCAAGAGCGTTCGCTCGTATGGTGACCTTGAGCCCTACTTCGATGACAACCTGGAAACTTTTATCCAGAGTAAGCAGCACCGTCAGAAGGTATTGAAGGGCAAGGGATTATCCGAGCTTTACGGGAAAGGCTGGACATAAATGAACACAGTCTATGCTTGCAAGCCAGAGTACATGGGCTACGGCCCGTGGACAGAGTTAGCGTGGCATCGAAGCAACAACGATATCGCTATAGCAACAGACCCGTCCGTACCGCCAGTCCCACGCGATGACTTTGACCAGATTATTGCGGCAATACCTGTCGGCACGTTTGCCGGGTTCAACTTTGAATATGTGGAGAACACTGGATACAAGTTCCTGCGGTGGCATGAGCATCCTGCGGAATGTGAAGCAACGTATACGGAGTTTGTTAACCGCATACACGCGGTACGCCCTGACCTTCAGTATATGTTTTACACATTGCCCCACAGCACCAACATGGTAACGAAAGGAAGCGAGTGGGCAGAGATACTCGCACGGCAGGAGACTGCTCTGGCGGCGGTAACCGGAACGGTAAGTCACGCCGGCATATCTGCGTACTGGAATTACTGGAATTGGGGGAAGGGTTGGGATATGTGGCGGCGACGCATGGACTACAGAATTGCGATGGCATCGACGATACACGACAAACCAATTGTTGCGTTTGTGTGGGACGGTGAAGGTCACCCTAACGGGCGTATGCCGTATACCAAGCTGCAACAGGTATTGAAATATTTGAAGGCGCGAGAAATTCCTATTGCCTACTGGTCATATAACGCGAACGTCCACTGGTCAACGCGGATGTTACTGGCTCAGTTTGCGACAGGTATCTTTCCACGATAGAACTTTATAAGAATTTGCCGAAAGGCGAATAGCGTTGCCATATGGCGGCGTTATCAAGGCCCCTCACGGGGCTTTTTTATTGGGGCATCGCCCCAGAGGGCACCAATGACAGAACCCAACGCAAGCGAAGGACAAGTCGAGACGGACTCCACAGGAACAACCGTCGAAGCACCCAGAGCGAGTGAAGGACATCCTGTTACATCGAGTCAGACAACCTCTATTGGACCTGGCGAGACGGATGCAGAGTCTTTTTTCGATCCGAAAGACCTTGAGGGGAAACCGGAACTACAGTCTGCGTACAAACATATGCAAGGTCGGTTCACAAAAGCCATGCAAGGGGTCAAGGGTAATCAACCCAAGATTGATGCATACGACGGTTTTTTGGCCGACCCAGTAGGGACGCTTCACCAGATCGCCGCTCAACAAGGTTACAAAGTAGTACCGAGCGACGGCAAGACTGATTCCGAGGATTGGCAACCAAACTCGTGGGGCGACGTTATGAGTCGCGCCAGGAACGAAGTTCTGAGAGACATGGGGCCAGTGCTGGATGAAGTTCGTAACCTCAAGAAACAAAACGTAGAGACGTATCTGGACAGCAACTATGCTGATTGGCGTGTGTACGAGGATGACATGGTGAGTAATCTCCAGGCGCATCCGAGTCTCGCATCCGATCCAGACAAGCTGTACCAGATTTCGGTTCCATCCGAGATTTTACAGGCGAAAGCAACGAAAGAAGCTTTAGCCAAGATAAAAGGCGTGGGTGAAGCCGGAAAAGTCTCTGGAGCGAGGCGGACTCAAGAAACTTCTCAGGGACCAAGCGGGCCGCTTTCTCTTGATCAGGCTGTCACAGTTGCAAAACAGCGACTTGCCGATCAGGGGGTGGTACTCGCATAATGTATAAAACGAGGTAAATTATGGCTACTGTTGGTGATACCAGCGCCCCGAGTACTAATACAGTCTATTATGATGCGCTCCTTAGCACTACGCTTGATGCGTATGTTGGGTCCGGGTCGATGTTTGACAACATCTTCAAGGATAGTGCATTCATGGCTGTGTTGCGTCAGTCGGATGCTGTGCAATTCCAGAACGGAGGCGAGCGTATTCGTGCGCCGCTGATGTATGGAAAAAACTCCACGGTCAAATCCTATTCGGATTTTGACACGTTGGATACAACCCCCCAGGACGGGATGACAACGGCCTTCTACGAGTGGTCAGAGATTGGTGGAACAATCTCTATTTCTCGCAAGGAAGAGCGTCAGAACTCCGGTGAGGCGGCGATTTTGGGACTTCTGGAATCCAAGATCAAACAGGCGGAAATGTCTATGCGTGAGGAACTGAACGAGCAACTCGTTCAGGGTACTGTCTCAAGCGCGACATTTGTTCCTGGTAACAGTGCGAAGGATTTATATCCTTTGGGCTACTTCCTGCGGAAGGTCAACTCTACTGACCCAACTACGGGCGGAAATGTTGGAAATATCGCGTCGAGCAATTCCTGGTGGCGGCATCACACTGCCGTTGCGGACAATGCGAGCCCCGATACCGGCAATGATTTCGCCTTGAATGTAACAACGTATAAGGGTTTGGTCGTTGCTTTGCGCCGGATGTACAACTACTGCTCACGCGGTTCAGGCGGGTCTCCAAATCTGGTTTTAGCAGATCAGGTTGTTTACGAGACCTATGAGAACGCACTGGACGATAAAGTGCGTTATACGAACACGGAACTGGCCGACATGGGATTTGACAACATCAAACTCCGTGGCGCGACTGTTGTGTGGGACGAGGCTGTTCCAGACATCGATACCGGGACCGTTGCGATTACGAAGGGCAATGCGCTTTTCCTAAACACCAATTTTTACAGTCTGATTATCGACTCAGAAACGGACGTTGTAACGACTCCGTTTATTGAGCCTGAGAACCAGACTGCGAAAACGGCGAAGATTCTGTTCATGGGTAATGCCGCGATCAGTAATCTGAGGAAGCACGGCGTGTTGTATGGCATTAGCCAGGACATCGTAGCGTAAAACCTTAACAAAACGGGGAGGGGTAGGGCCTTCTGTCAGTCACTAAAAGAGGTATAAAGAAATGTTATTTAAAAGAATCTCCCGGTCAACTGCTGAAACGATCTTTCTGGTTGCAAAGAATGTTTCCGGCTCGACCGTAACTGCTGGCTACCATGTTGTGTGGGATGTCGGCGCAAGCGCGGACGGTGTACGGGTCACCCAAGCCGACACAGCCGATCTGAATGCCTATGCAGGTATTGCGGACAGCGATATTGCGGATGATGCGTATGGGCTCTTACAGGTCTACGGATATCGGTCGAGTGCCTATATTTATAGTTCTGCGGGTTCGTCCGTTGCTGGCACGACTTACAACGTAATCAACGGCGAGTGGGGTGTTACCCCGACTGCTGCTGGCGCATCGTCAGCCGTTGCCAAAGCCTTTGGCTTTATGTGTGCCGCTGTAACGGCCTCTGGTAGTTCGCAGTATCACACGACTGCTGCGGTGTTTGTCCGGGCTTTATAAGCCCAATCGAGAGGGGTAGGGCCTTTCGTTATCACCGTTAGGGGGTGGTATGCGCGTTATCTTTGTTGATCGTTCTACCAAGTTAGAGACGGTTACGGACCTGGAACGTCGCGGGCGCGGCGGGATGGTGTCGAGTCTTTTCAAGGTTTCGGATTATCTTGCCGGCAATCACGATGTAACGGTACTGAGCGATATTGCCAGTCCCGGAGCAACTCGTTCCGGTGTTAAGTGGTCGCATGAGGCATACGGCGAATACGATTGCCTGATAACCAACCGTGGGGTTGGTGACGGGTACTCGGATATTCAGGCGAAATCCAGAATACTCTGGACACACGATTTGCCTCACAGCGGGTTCATACCAGAACCGAAGACGATTCGCGCTTTTGACTGCACGGTGTTCATGTCTCGGTATGCCGAGAAGGTATGGCGGGCTTTCTTCCACGACATAGGACGATCAGCGTTTATCCCAAACGGGGTAGACAAGACAATTTTCTATCCGAGGCAAAAGAATCTCGGGTATCTGCTTTATGCAAGTGCGCCTAACCGTGGACTAAAGCGGTTGCCGTTCATATTTGACTGCCTCCGGGCGAAAGCCGCGTTGCGGTGTAGGGCGTACTCAAATATGAAGTCCCTGCACCCAGGAGAAGTTCGGGACGAGGACGGGTTTGAATTAATTTACAAGGAATTGGAGGACTCAGCGGTATCCCTCTGTCCCCCAGTGCCACAGGCAGAGCTTGCTGAAGAACTGGGTAAGGCCGGTCTTCTGTTGATGCCGACCAATTATCCAGAGATATGTTCCAACATCATTTTACAGGCACTTGCTTCTGGAACGCCGGTTATAACAACCGGGGGACTGGGGGCAACGCCTGAATGGGTGAAACACAAGCGCAACGGGATGTTAACCGACTGGAAAACCGAGGATTACATGGTTTACCAGATCGATTTCATCCGCAAGGTGCTTGAAGTTTTGGAAAACGAGGGTCGGCACCGCCAGATGATCTGGCAAGCACGGCATTCAAAAGTTCTATCGTGGCAAGAGGTAGGGAAGCGATGGGAAAAGCTGATAAGCCGGTTCTGCTGAACCTTGACTGTGGGCGGTTTGAATTTCGCAAGATAGGAGATGCGGATGAACAATTCAGATAAACGCGACGATTTATTGCTCGCGCAAGAAGGACTGACGTTCTATCGATGCCAGTTGTGCGCGACTGTCGTTAGCAAGTGGGACATTGTGAGCGGCGATGGGTGTCCGAAGTGCGGCGGACTCAAGCTGTCGCCTTCCAGACTTTCGTTGTGGGAAAAGCTTGTCCAAATATGGCGTCACCCGAGGGTATGGGATTGGGGAGGAGACCCGGAAACGCTCCCGGCGGAATTTCCGGGGGAGCCGCCTGATGTCTGATCTGTTCGTACCCTCAAAAAGTGAGCGTAAGGGTTACAAGGACATGGCGGTTGCCATCGTCACCCCCTGCGGAGATTACGAGGTCTCGTTCAAGTTCACCCGCGCTGTTGTGAACATGGTTGCGTATTCGTGGATGCACGGCCTGAAGGTTTACCAGATGGGCGGTACTGAACGAATGATCGTGCATTGGGCGAGGAATGAGCTTGCCAAGAGCAGTCTGGAAACTCTCAACCATCTTACCGGGCAGAAGTTTACGCACTTGCTCTGGCTGGATGATGACCATGTATTTAACCCGGATTTGGCCTTGTACCTAGCTCGGAACCAGCATTTGGATATGGTGTCGGCGCTGTACTACGCTAGGATGGGAAAGATACTCCCGGTCGCGTATGTGAAAGACGATACGCTCGACAAGTACCGGCATTTTCAAATGATCGAGGCGCCGCCTGGATTGGCAGAAGTTGACGCGGTTGGATTCGGCGCACTGCTGATGAAGCTCGATGTTCTGGAAGGAATGGAGTACCCGTATTTCAAGTTCGATAACTGCGGCGAAGATATTTATTTTTGCGTCAAGGCAAAGGAAAAGGGCTACAAGGTTTGGCTGGATGGTTCCTATCGTCTTGGGCATATCGGTGACCCCGGAATAGTTACCCATCAGAATCATCTGGATTATTTAAAGGCCAACGAGGATTTATTGGCCGATAAGATTCGTGTTCCATTAGGGGGGCGCAAGTGACTGAACGATTTTGGGCCTCTCGGTCGGTGAAGCACCTTAATCACGTTGCAGCCCTACCCTGCGACGGGCCGGGAGTGACCCTTCAATGCATATATTAGAGCGAAAAGTTCTGGAACTGATCGGGGAGAATCCAGATTCGCCTGATGTGTTTACTGATGATTCTGAGGGTATGGCGCAGATTCGTGATTCTCTGAATGATGCGATACAGGAAATAACCCTGGTCACGGGCGGACACAAGCGGAAGTATTACATTCCGTTACGCCAGGATGTGGGTTTCTACAGGTTCCGCTTATCTAACGGTGAACTGGGCTGGATTACGGATGTCTGGTCGGTCAATCGCCAATACCGGCTGGAGCAGACTGACTTGTTGCGACTAACCGTCCATGACCCTCGATGGATGATCCATTCCGGGGAACCCGAGGCTTATTTACCGATTGGCAAAGAGGTGATCGGTTTTTACCCGAAACCATCGGGCGATACTAATGTGGTTGAGATTACCGTTGTCGAGATTCCTGCCGAGTACGAGGATGGCGCCGACCGGGTGAAACTGAAAGATTCGTTCCAGTTCGCCGCCGTACATTATGCGGTTGGGGAGTATTGGGCGTCTCGCGGCGATGCGAAGGAAGCAACAACATACGGCATTATGTACCTGGATGCACTGGGCCTGAAACACCAGTTCCTGCCGGCCTCCGGGTATACATCAGGGCAGAACACGCTCAAAGAACCGTGGCCTACGGTGACGGCATGACCTGGGCGACAGAGCGTACAAAAATCCGTCGCTTCCTGCGTGACCCGGATGGGAATATCTGGACAAACGAGGCGTTGCTGCATATCTACAACGATGTGCAGAAAGATTTGCAGCAACGTACCTCCATGCTTGAGGAGATACACATACAGCGGGTTCCGGGTTTGTATCATGTTTCGTATCTGTACGACTGGGAGTGGCGTAATTTGCCGTCCCAGTATTCAAGGTTTTATCAATGCCTTGAGCAACATGACAATGGCGTTTTCTGCCACCGATGGGAACCGCAGCAAGTGACAGGCATAAGCACGGATGTGACCGATTACGGGGTGCATTTTACGCACCCGTGGGAAGCGTTCATGGGGCAGACCCCGGCCAAGGAGGTGCCGATCCAGTACCCGGCCAATTTTGGCTCCATGAAATTCGTAGCCTACGATAAGAAACCACTGATATTTGAGGATCGTAAGCGTATCCAAAGTGCAAATCCTTCCCACATAACCGAGGAAGGCGAGCCGATTGCTTACTATCAGCATGAAGAGGTCAACAACTCTTTTGTTCTTTACCCGCGTCCATCGACAGCGTTTGTGGATGAAATCGATGGGGAGGGGATCGCGTTTTATGCAGAGGACGATTCGGAAGATGCGACAACAGGCCAGGTTGCTACCCGTACAGGTGGCACCCCAACCGATACGTCTGGCGTTTCTATTGACTTGGTGGACACCACAAACAACGTATTCATGGCGTATACCGTGAATCCGACTGATGTAACACTTTTGTCTGATACTGGTGACTTTCCGTTGTTTGCCCAGAAATATATCCGTTTTGGAGTTTTGTCGCGGGCATACGGTGCGAACACTGATGGACGAATAAGGAGCTTATCTGAGTATTGGCAGATTCGTTACGAGGCCGGCGTGAAGATGATTACCCGGTTCAGATCGGCTCGTCGCCAGGATCGGGATTATCGAATGACAACAAAAGGGCTGCGCTACCAGAGGGGTCGGCGTCATCCCAGATTGCCAAGTGAGTACCCTGCCGCATGAGTGTTCGATTTAATCCTTCAGGTTCCTTGAATGTAGCCGTTGATGCGAGTGATCTTCCTGAACAGGCGGACGGGCATAATTTAGCGTCCGGTGAAATGGTTCGCTGCAAGAATGTGCGCCTGAACGAGCGCGGCAAGGGAAAAACACGCGACGGGTCAGTGAAATTGAATACCACTGCACTAAAGAACCCGGTTTGGTTGGTTGAGGAAATGGCCGGGGACCGATATTCGTTTGCCGGGACTGCCATTTACAAGAATGAGGTCAGCATAGCGACAGGTCTGACAAGTGCGGCGTGGGCAGCGGTGCAGTACAACTCGTTCAACGATACGAACGAGAACGTGTTTGCATTGAACGGCACTGATCGCAAGCGTGTCGAGGATTCAACAGTAGCTGAGTGGGGCATTGAAGCTCCTACGACTGCACCGACGATTGGTGTAGGGCGTGGCAGTATGCTCACCGGACAATACAACGCGAAATATACCTATGTTCGCAAAGTCGGCAGCGCGGTTGTTGCAGAAAGCAATGCGTCTGCCGCAGCGCCGACTGCACAAGTTCTGGCTGGACAGTCTCTGGCGATTGATGTTACTCAACCATCGGACTCGCAGGTAACGCATATTCGGGTGTACCGCACCCTTACCGGCGGGTCGATTTATTACTACGACCAGGAAATTGCGATTGATGTCACCTATGCTTACGGTTATACGTTTGATTGGGAGGAAACGGCTGCATACATATCAGGGACCGGCAACCAGTTTACGACAGCGGACACCACACACAATAGCGAGAATTGTTTTACATGGGAGGAATTGTTTAAGGATCGTGACGATTCGATTGTTGATTCGGTAGTGGTGGCTTCCCTTGGCGACTTCGATTCTAATACATCGGATTCCGCACTTGGTTCACAGTTACATACAGACCATGATCGCCCGCCGGCAGGTTCATTCGTTTTTGGTCCCGCGTATGACGGGACTTGTTTTATCCTGAACGGGAACAAGCTGCATTATTGCAAGCCGAAGCAACCGGAATACTTCCCGGCGCTTTATTTCATCGAAGTAGGGCCACCACAATTCGTCCTGCAAACCGGAGTGTTCCATAACGGGCAATCGTATGTCCTGAGTAAGAACGATATTTACTATGTGCAGGGAACCGGGGATGGCGTGTTCCTGCCGTTGCCGATGAAGGCCAAAACAGGCGCACAGTCGCAAAACGGCGCTGTGTCGGTTCACGGCAAGGGTATTTACCACACGGGGCCTGATGGCATTTACTTGTTTTCCGGTACGGATCAGAAGGTTACGGAGGGCAACCTGGAGCCCATATTTCGCGGCGAGTCGGTGGAAGGTTTACCGGGCGTTGGTGATATCACCAAGTCTTGGCTCCATGTTTACAAGAATCACCTGTATTTCGGTTATTCAACAACCTCTGCCATCGGACCGGAGAATATTCTGGTTCTGAATCTTGATACGAACCGGCTGGCCTATTACGCTTACAACGACGGCTCCGATGTGCGGATTTCGGCTATTACGACCGATATAACGAATGATCGGATAATTGTTGGTGATGCACATGGGTTTGTGCGGGTTATTGAGGACAAGTCAAATACGGATGATTCCGGCACAGCTATCAATTGGTCAATACAGAGCAAAGATTTTACTTTACAGACCCGGAAGCATTTTCCGCGATGGGTCAAATACGACGTTGATGTCCCTATCGGTTCGACTGCTGCCGGGGAATTGATGCTTGATGGGGCGAGTCACCAGACTCACACAATTACTGGCAGTCGAAATACAAAGCGCCGATTGGTAGGAGTCGGAAATGGAAACAAAGCAGCCACCAGAATCTCAGGAACAGGACCCGCAACCGTCTACGCAGCGGAGTTTGAGTGAGTACACGCTTGTACCGTATGTAAACGAAAACGGCACTTGGACACTTCCAGATGACTTCCTTCTCGCAATGGCGCAGAAGACACAGGAAGAGGGTACGTTCCAGCACGTTTTCTACGAGGGCGATATTCGCACTCCGCCTGATTTCCTTGCAATGATGAAGCTGCAATCGAACATAGCGGTGTTTGCGTTTAAAGAAAACAGGCCAGTAGGGTTTGCGTGGCTCAACGGGGTTATGAAAAACATAGCCTTTGCACACTTCTGTTTTCTCAAAGATTCGTGGGGAAAGGATACGGTCGAGGCCGGTAAGCAGATTATTGATTACTGGCAAAAGTTTCGCAACCAGGGCGGCGATCCGCTGTTCGATGTACTCTTTGGGGTTACGCCGTCTGGCTATGGTTCGGCTCTTAAATACATAAAACGACTTGGTTTTGTACGGATGGGTGTAGTTCCGGGGATGCTGCAAAACGCATACGCGGGAGAACGGGATTCTGCCGTGCTTAGTTATTTATCGAGGTTTGAAAATGATGAGGTTTAAAAATGGGTGGCGGTAAAGGTGGTGGTGGTGGTGGTAGTGGTGGTGCCGATAAAGCCGCTCAAATGCAAGCACAGTTAGCGCAGCAGTTGATGGCAGAGACTTCACCACTGCGTAATGCGCTGATCGGCAACTCGATGAACTTTCTGGGCGTCAAACCTGCCCCAGGTGGCAGGGGCAGTTTTGGAGGAACTGGCCGTTCGATTTACTCGAGTGGTGGTGGTGGATTTAAAGGCGGTGCCTTCAACAAATTGATTAACCCCAACGCTGGAGGTCTAGGTCAAGGATATATTGCAGACCCGAATGCCAAGTTTGATCTGTCCGCTAGTCCTGAATTTGCAGCGATGAAGGACGTTACCGAATCGCAGTTTGGTCGAGCGCAAGACAGCTTGATTGCTAACACCCCGGAGGGCGGACCACTGGCGGCGACCCTGGCCCAGCTTGAAGGGCAAAGAGCGAGCGATCTGGTACGCAATACCGGCGCACTCAGCGCAGCCGAAATGGAACGTGCGTTTCAACTAGTTAACACAGGGACTGGGAATGCTATCCAAGCCGGCGGTAATGCGGGACTGATACAGGCGCAACTTGCACAGGCGCGGGCAGCGGAGTCGGCAGGTAAATCCGGGGCGCTTGGTCAAGGTATGGGCGCGTATGCAGGGCTCAAGTCATTGGGGG